GTATCGTGACGTTGCGTTGACGACGCTCCAGGCGGTCGAGCAGTTCAAGGACAATCTCGACAACCTCAGCCCGCGCATCCGCTCTGATTACGACCGCTCGAATTACGAGACGGTTCACCAATTCTACCACGCCATCGAAGAGAACGACGACTTCGTTGGGCACGGCCTTCTCGGGCTCCAGGGCAAGCCGTGGCGCTCTGTCTGGTGGGACGTGAACGATCAGACCAAGGACGGGCTGGTTAAGCTATCGGGCTATGAGGAGCAGCCTTTCTGGGCACCGCGCTGGGATACTACGGGAGCCGATACTTACGGACAGGGGCCGGGACACGATGCGCTTCCCGACCTTCGCGAGCTTCAGTTGCAGACGAAGCGCCGGGCCGAAGCAACGGACCTCGCGATCTGGCCAGAGATTGTCGTTACCTCGAAGGTCAAGCTGAAACGACAGCCCAAGAGCGTGGTTTCGACGGACGGGCTTGACGCTCAAAAGATGGTGACGGTCCCGCACGAGGTTCCGTATCAGGCCATCCAGATCATCGACCAGAGCATTGAGCGGCTTGAGAGCAAGGTCAACGAAGCCACCTACGCCGACCTGTTCATGGCGATCACAAACATGCAGGGCATCCAGCCCCGCAACATCGAAGAGATCGCGGCCCGCAACGAAGAGAAGCTGACACAGCTCGGGCCGGTGATCGAACGTGTCAACGGCGAGAAGCTGGAGATCGCGATTACCCGCGTGTTCGGGCTGATGCAGCGCAAGGGGCTTCTTCCCCCGGCTCCGGACGTTCTCAGGCACAACCCGCAGATCAAGATCGAGTTCGTGTCCATCCTCACGCAGATGCAGCGGATGGTCGGCCTTGGGCAGATCGAGCGCACTGTCCAGTTCGTTGGCGGTCTGACCCCGATCTTCCCCAACGCCCGCTTCAAGCTTGATGTGAACGAGATCGTGGACGAATACGCCAAACGGGCTGGAATGCCAGCCAAGCTCATTCGCCCGACCGACGACGCTCAGCAGGACGCTGACGCGGAAGCGCAGGCGGCACAGAACGCGCAAATGGCGGAAGCCGCCGCGAAGCTCGGCAAGCCGACGAAGGACTTGACCGACGCGGCTAGTGTCGCCGCGAACCTTCCGGTTGCTGCTACGTCCCCGATTCAGGACTTGACGGCGGGATGAGCCGCTACGTCGCCCGTCCCCGCGCCGCGCCGGACGGCGGCTTTGACGATCCGCTAATCCCGCATCTGGACGTTTCGGATCATCGCCCTGTTCGAACGGGCCTTCTCGACATGCGCGGCGATCCGATCTGGCGCTGTCCCGAACCTATCGGCTTCCACAATCCGAGGGAGCGGGCGTGACCGAGCTTCGCCTTGCCGCCATTGACGGGCAACGCACAATCCAGATCGGCGCGATTGCCGACGTTCTTGGTGACGCACGGGAGTTCGTTCGCCTTCTCGAACAGGCTGAGGTGCAGCCAGATACGGTCATGTGCCTAGCTGTGATCGACGGCAGGCTCCGGTTCGACATATGGGGCCGCAGCCCGACGATTGCAGAGGGCATAGGGCTTCTGGAGCTTGCGAAGTCCAACCTCCTAGTCGGGGCGCGCGAGTGACTCCAGAAGAGCAACAGATCGCGGACATGCGGGAATTGATCCCGCTTCCGTCGTTCCAAAGATTTCTCTGGCGCGTGATTCAAAGTGCGGGGATATTCTCTCGCACAACCGATGGGTCGGTAGATCGCCACCTCGCATTCGACGAGGGGCGCAGGCACCTGGGGTTGGACATCCTCTCGATGGTCGATTCCGGCCAGCCTGTCGAGCATCCCGACAAAATCCCCGTCCTGACGCTCATTCAGGTGCTTCGCGAGGAAGCCAATCAACAACCGCAGGAGAAGGCCCATGGCCGAAGAAACTACGACCGATACGACGACTGACGCCACGACGGACACAGCCGATGCGACCGCGACAACTGCCGACACTGTTACGGCAGACGCGACCGGCGATTCCACTGTCCTTGGGTCGGCCACGACCGGCGATGGAACCGGAGACGGCAAGGGCGACGGCGAGAAAGCTGACGCGGACGATAAGGCTGATGCGAACAGCGATAATGCTGTTCCTGAAGCCTATGAGCTGAAGGTCACGGTCAAGGACGCCGAGGGCAAGGATACCGAGGTTGAGATCGACACGGAGCTTCTTGGCGAAGCCACGCCGGTCCTGAAGGAATTGGGCCTCACCAACGAACAGGCCAACAAGCTCGCTCCGTTCATCGTCAAGGCGCAGGAACGTGCGTTTGCCAAGCAGGCAGACGATTTCGCCGCCGTGAAGGCCGACTGGGCGAAGGAAGCTGCTGCTGACCCGGAGATTGGCGGCAAGCACTGGAAGGCAACGCAGGCCAACGCGGCCCGCGCGCTGGACCATTTCGTCGGCCCGATGACGGTCAAGGGTGAGGACGGCAAGGACGTTCCGAACCCGACGCGCAAGCTCCTCGATGAGAGCGGGCTTGGCAATCACAAGGACTTGATCCGCGCCTTCGCCAAGGTTGGCGAGGCGATGGGGGAGGATGGCACGTTCGCGCGCTCGGACACCGCGCCGGTCGCAAAGAAGGGTCGGGAGGAAGTGCTCTATCCCGATGACGTTCCGAAGAAGTGAGCACGAACAGGGCCACGCCGGGAGGCGTCGCGTCCCTTTGACGGAGTAAGATAAGAATGGCTACGATTGGCGCATCTTACCTCTCGCTCATCGACCAGATGCGCGCTGAGGGGGCCAATGCAACCGCTGAGGTTGCGGAGGTTCTGAACCGGCAGTCCCCGGTGTTTCGCAATGCGTTCACCGTCCCCTGCAACGACGGAACGCGGCACCGCCACAAAATCCGCACCGGCCTTCCCACGGTCGCGTGGGGTCGCCTCTATCAGGGCATCCCGCAGTCCAAGTCGGGCTATCAGGTTGTTGCGGACACCACCGGCTTCGTCGAGTCCCGTTCCTCGGTTGACGAGCGCGAGCTGGAGATCGCCGACAACCCGGCGCTCCTGCGGATGCTCGAAGCCGAAGGGCATCTCGAAGCGATGGCGCAAGAGATCGAGAGTGGAATCTTCTACTCCGATAGCGCGGTCACTCCGGAGAAGTTCAAGGGTCTGGCGGCGCGTTACAGCGCGACCGGCGGCGGCGATGCGGGCAACCAGATCGTCAAGGCGGGCGGCGCTAGTTCCGACAACACCTCCATGTGGATCGTCACCTGGTCAGAAAAGACCACGTTCCTGCTTCACCCGAAGGGGACGCAGGCTGGCATCCAGCGCGAGGACAAGGGATCGCAGCGCGTTACGGACACGAACGGCGACGCCTACTACGTCAAGGAAGAGCTGTTCCGCTGCCATGTCGGCGTCGGCGTGAAGGACTGGCGCTTCAACGCGCGGGTCGCGAACATCGACGTGTCTGACATGCAGGCCGGTAACGTGGACCTGCACAAGTTCCTTCGGCAGGCTCTCTACAAACTGCCTTCCACCTATGCGACCAAGATGGTCGGGGCGGACGGCAAGTTCAACGAGAGCGCGTCTGTCGAAGGCCGCACGGTCATCTACATGAACCGCGACACTCTTCAGGCTCTGGACGCCCTTGGCACGGACAGCTCGAACGCTGCTCTTCGCCTCGGCACCACCGAGCTTGAGGGCCGCATGGTCCAGACCTGGCGGAACATCCCCATTGAGGTGACGGACGCCATTTTGAACACCGAAGCTGCGCTCTCGTAGCGGGACCGGAAAGGAGCCAATGAAATGATTCTCGACAACACTCTGGTCCTTAGCGACAAGCAGGCCATTACGGCGACTGCGGCTTCGACCAACGTCATCGACCGTGGCGCGGCTGGCACCGTTTTTGGTGCGGCTGCGGCGCTTTCAGTGGACATCGGCAAGGAGAACGAGATTCCCCTTCAGGTGTCCGTCACGGAAGCGTTCAACAACCTGACCAGCCTCAAGATTGCGCTGGAGACGAGCGCGGATAACTCAACCTTTACCGAGGTCGCGAGCCGCACTTATCTTCTCGCCTCCATCAATGCGACGGGACAGTTGAATTTCCCCGCCTGCATTCTTGAGGGCACCAACCAGCGCTATATCCGGCTGAACTATACCGTCACCGGGACTGCCCCGACGACCGGCAAGATTTTTGCTGGCGTCGTTGCTGCACGGCAGACGCATTGATGCTGACCGGAAACGGGACGCATGTCGCCACCAAGCGGGGAGCTGCGAAGGGCGGACTGGTCGAACCGGGCCAGACCGTTCCTTCCGGCACTCCGGTGGGCTCGTGGATGACGGAAGCCGATTCAACTGGCGGGGAGATCGTGGAAGAGGTCGCCAAGCCGGAGATGAAGCGGCGCAAGTAACGGCTCGTCGGGAGACGACCCATGTTGGGCGGGGTGTTCTTCGGAGCGTCCCGCCCATTTTCTTTGGGGCGATTCAAGCCGCTCGCGGCCTTGCGTAACCCCTTGCCATGTCCATCGCCAACCTTCGCGCGGCAATCACTCACGCGGGCGGAACTCCAGCCTACTACGAACGCCGTGCGCTCTATCGGCAGTTGATTACGACGTGGGGCGGAACCCCGACGCAGAACACGATTCCGGGGCTTCTCAAGGAAGCCATTACAACCAAGCTCGGCTCGTCCTCCCATGCCGGGATTGTCCCGCTTCTTCGCGATCTTGTGACCACGCTTGGCGGAACTCCGGCGAGCTTCAATCAGGACGCACTTGAGGCGCAGATCGCCGCGCTCGCCTAATGGCAGACAAGCCAGCAGCTCCGATTTACCGCAGTCAGGGGAATGCCCTGTTCCGGACGGACGCTGGGAGCGCAATCGTAAAGCGCGGGCAGGATGTGCCCTATAACATCAACGGCGCTCCGGCGGGCGGAACGGTGGCGTGGGGGAGCGTCACCGGCACTCTTACGGACCAGGCTGATCTGACCAGCGCCCTCGCGGCCAAGGAAGCGATAATTCCCGCCGGAACCGCCGCTCAGTATTGGCGCGGCGACAAGACATGGCAGTCGCTCAATGCGGCGGCAGTCTCTGGCCTCGGCTATTTCGCGACCGGGACCGATGCGGCGAACCTCACCGGGACTGTCACGGCGGCTCGGCTTCCGCAGTTCACCGGCGGCGATGTCACGACCAGCGGCGCGGGTAGCGTCAATCTCGCCATCGGCGCCAACAAGGTCACTCGCGCGATGCTGGCGCAGACGACTGGAGCCGCGCTGCTCGGGGCGACGGGCGCTGGCAATGTAACTGACCTCACCGGAACGCAGGCGACAGCGCTGCTCGATGTGTTCACGTCCGCGTTGAAAGGGCTGGTCCCGGCTTCGGGCGGCGGGACGACGAACTTCCTCCGCGCGGACGGGACTTGGGCGGTTCCTGCTGGCGGCGGCGGAACGACCACCAATGCGCTGACCGCAAACAGCACTGGCGGGGCGGCTCCGGGGACGACGTTCAACGGCTCGGCGGCTGTCACCGTCGACTATTCCAGCGTGGGTGCGGCAAAGACTGGCGCGATCACCGGCTCTGGCCTCACCTTCTCGGCAACGGACACGCTCGCTGGCCGGTCCTCGGCAGGCGGCGGTGCGGTCGAGGAGATTGTCTGCACGGCGGCTGGGCGGGCACTGATCGACGACGCCAGCGCCACGGCTCAGCGCGCCACTCTCGGGCTTGTCGCGGTCGCTTCGTCGGGATCGGCAAGCGACCTTACGGCGGGCACTCTGGCAAGGCCGGTTTCGACGCCGACCGGATCAATCGGCTATGCGA